TCTATTGGTGATGGTAAAGTTCATACTATTGACGCAGGTAAAGCGCTTGAAAGATACGGGATTATCGTGGACGGTGACAGGCTTATTGTGTCTAACTCGCATACTGAGATTAAACGCATATTAAACGACACGCCTTGGGGTACTGGCTGGGCTAGGTTGCTTGGTCGAATAGATGGGGCGGTTAAACCAAAAGATGCCGTTAGATTTAACGGTGTTCGTTCGAGGTGTACTGAGATTCCGATTTATCAGGTTATAGGATAAGAAATAAATGCCCCGTTTATACGGGGTTTTTTGTGGGTGTTTCGTGGGTTATAAGAATTTTTCAACTTCTGCCATGGCTTCCATTACGCTCATGTACTGGTGATTAGCCTTTATTGTTTTTATGGCGTTTCTCATGTCGTTAAAACTTAGGCTGTCGATTATGTGCATTCTTACCGCTTTGTTATAGTGTGATCTGTATTTAATTCTAAACTGCTGTTCACTACTGCAATCCATAGCCTTGTCGCGAATATCGTTAGTTGATATTGGTTGTCTAAGGCTTGGCATTATCTTATCAAGAATACCGTTTTTATTGGCATAAGCATAAAGAGACTGGTCTAGCCTTTGAACGTCTGATCTATTCTTATATTTACCAAGCTCAGATTCGGCAAATTCAGGTGTTAATTTTCTTCTAGTTATAGGCGGAAAATGTGCATCTAATATTCCATAATGTAAAGCCCAGCCGTAACAGGTTGCGCTTGCTGTCATAAATTTAGACCTTGTTGTATGTCGTTGCATAACGGTATTTACTCGATCAACAGTGTACTGATTGACTCTTTTTGGATAGAACTCTTCCATCATCTCAAGCACATGATCCTGTTCAAATTGACCAAGCATTAGGGGTAAGAAATCCCTTGAAAACTCTTTTCTTGGCAATCTAATTGATTCATTTTTAAAGTCTTGCTTATTCATTGTCGTACCTCTCATTGGTTGATTAAAGAAACGCTAGTGTAACACTGATATGCTTGGCTGTCCAATATTATGACTAAAATACATACAATTGTCCTAATTTAGGATATTACCACAATCAATTGCTAGTCATAAAACACAGTATACCGTGACAGTGACACGGTAGCAAAACTGACATTGTGTAAGCATAAGTTATTGATTTTAAATGATAATATCAATTCTGACACAAAAACACAGTAAAATGACAATCATAGACTATATAGAAAAGAGAGAAGGTATTATAGAGTAATAACGTTATTACACTATATTATAAACACATTTTTTACAGTGTCTTTATTATTATTATTACTGTGTTACTGTGTTTATATATATATAGAACCCCTTAAACAGGGGGCTAGAGGCTGTCACACTGGACGACACAGTAGGGATTTTTACCGTGACAAAACGGGTTTTACCGTGACAAACCGTGACAGCCCGCCTATTTAACGGGGTTTACAGGTAATTACACGAATTTGTATTGCAACCTGTTTATTAGTTTGCTATTATGGTTATTCGTAAACAGGAGGACTAAAATGAAAAAACTAAAAAAACAACTAAAACAACTACAACATGCATACAGCGACTTATCATGCGAAAACGCAGCTTATCAACACGTATTGAATAAGATGGTAAAACGGGAGCTAACACTAGAAGAGAATCTGTTTACTGTGCAATTAGATAACGCTTCTTACAAGCGTTTAAATGATAACCTTGCAATTAGTGAGGCGAATAGTATTGAGCATATTATTGACCTGAATAATGATTTGAAGGTTCAGGAAAAAATTATCATCACATTAGAGAAAACAATAGGTTCAGCTGAAATAGCACTTGACAGCAATCAAGAAATGCGAGACAAGGAAGTTAAGCAGATGGAAAAAGAAGCTGATAATTATAAAGAAACAATCAGCAACCTTGGCAACGTTGTTGATACTGCTAAAGCAATGTACGACCATTTGGAGCGGACCTTACGTTCAGCAGAAAACGCGCTGATTTACAAAGAAGATTTATACGACAAGGCATTGCACGCGATCGGAGTTTTAACTATTAGAGCAGGAGTGGAGTGATATGCACGGCACACTATCAATTATTAGACCCGGCAAGCTTAACGAAACTATTACCGGAATCGAGAGTATTACTGTAGTTAGCCGTGATAAGGGAGTAACGCTAAACCTTAACGTATGGCGACCAAAGCTTAGTTCGTGGCTTGTCGGCATGGAGATGGTCGCTTTAGAGTGCGTTATCAAGGAAGGTGAGAAGGGTTTCATGATGAACAGCTCTGCCGAAACTGTGAGTTCATATTGATTTATAGATTTCTTGGTTTTGTGTGTTATAATGACTGTAGGCAAAGGTTTGCAAACCTTGATGTGATTGATACCACATCAGCCTTTCCATTCAATGTATCTCCACTAATCAAGGATTCTAATTATGACCACATCTGTAATACCATCTAAAACTTGTACCAAATGCCATACTGAGAAACCGATTGAGGATTTTTGTAAACAATATTTGGCAATAGATGGCCTAGCTTCATACTGTAAGTCTTGCAATATCATAAGATCAAAAGCGTGGCGTTTAGCTAATCCAGGCAAAGTTAAGGCAACAAATACAGCTTGGAATAAGGCTAATATAGAAAAAATGAAAGTAGCCAATGCTGCTTACCTATTAGCAAACCCCGAAAAAGCCAAAGCAAGAAAAGCAAATAGGACAAAATGGCAAAAAGAAAACCCTGAGAAAACGCGAATACATAGGCAAAATCGTAGATCTAGAAAACTAGAAAACGGAGGTAAACTATCTCAAGGACTAGCTGAAAAACTATTCAAACTGCAAAAAGGCACTTGCCCTTGTTGTAATCAGCCTCTTGGCGACAACTACCACTTGGATCATATAACACCACTTTCTAAAGGTGGCGCTAATACGGATGAAAATATACAGCTATTAAGGCAAACTTGCAATAATCAAAAATACAATAAAGACCCCATCGACTTCATGCAAAGCAAAGGGTTTTTAATTTAAAAACAGGAGTATTAAAAAATGGTTACAAAACAGCAAGCGATAGACTTCTTTGAAAAAATGAACGATATTATTGACATCGATGACATGGAGTTTTACTTAGAGCAGTATGAGCAATCTAAATGGGTTGAGTTTAACCATGAAAATGAACTTACATGGCCTGAGCCAGGCGCGTGCATAGTTACAAATATAGGTTTCGCTAAGTTCTCTAAGGTGTTTAGCAGATTCCTTAAAAACGGTAGGCCGGTAGATACGATTACCAACTGGCAATCTCTACCAGCCTTTAGCGACACAGAATAATGGAAAACCACCAAGAAGAAGACAAGTATGAATACAGTATAACGCTGGCAGTGATTTCTTTTATTGCTGTCATAGCGTTGTTTAATGATATTATAGAATTTTTTGATTAGCTTTTTTTGAATAGAATAGATATTATTCACAGGCACGATTAATTAACTAGGAGTAAGATACCATGAGCGATTTCGACGAAATTAATTCACCTATCTTCGCAGACCACGATTATAGCGAGAGTATTCCACAGAAAAACGATGTGAGTACGGTACATAAGAGAGATAAGGATGCGGCTAAACGGCTTCGAGATTATCTTATTGATGATTCAGAAATATAACAAAACCTGTTAACCGCTAGTTTTTTGTTATAATAATCGTTAGCACGCTAGGCACAAGGCCAAGACCTGTTATAAAGCGGGAAGGCGTTAATTCCACGGGATTAACTTAATAGTGTATCGACCTTCTTAATCTTCAATGTGTGGAAACCCGTCTTGTGTGTTTTTTGAATACGGCCAGCTTAAATGCTGGTTTTTTTCGTCTGTCAAAAAAGTGTTTGACTTTATCCTAAAAATGATATAATGGGGTCTATTAGCTACGCAAGGCGTGTGGCTAAATAAATCAAAAAAGGTTTTTGGTTATGTCAGAAAAAGAAAGTAATCCAGTCGGTCGTCCTGTTAAATATAAGACACCCGAAGCAATGCAAGTCGATATTGATGCATATTTCGATAGTGATGCATGGCTGAAACAAGGTGACGACGTTATATTTTGCCCTACTGTTTCAGGTATTGCTTATGCTTTAAATATGACGACAGCGAGCTTTAGAAACTATGAAAAACGCGATGAGTTTTTTTCGACTATAAAAAGAGCCAAACAAAAAGTAGAAATAACTCTCGAGCAAAGGCTCTCTGGCAATAGCGTTACTGGTTCTATTTTCAATCTCAAGCATAATTTCAGCTGGAAAGATAAGCATGAAGAAGAGCAGGGCAAAACCGATATGGCTGATGTGTTAAAAGCATTGGTAGATAAGTTGCCTGATTAATGAGCAGTATTGCGCTAAACAGACAGCACGCAAGATGGTATGAACTTATTCCGCACCCTGTCCAATTGGCTTTAGTTCGTGCTGTTTCAGAGGGGATTAGGTTTCCAGTTGTACCAGCAGGTAGACGAAGCGGTAAAACTGAGCGGTTTAAACGGTTTATAGCTAAAGAAGCAATGCGAAACCCTGACGAATTGTATTTCGTTGCAGCGCCTACACGCGATCAGGTTAAAAAAATATATTGGGATGACATGAAGAAGCTAACCTTGTCAGCAGCACACGACAAGAAACCTTCCGAATCAGACCTTAAAATATTTATGCCGAACGGTTCAGAGATTCATTTAATCGGATTGGATAAGCCTGAGCGTATTGAGGGTATTCCGTGGACTGGTGGAGGTATTGACGAAATAGCCGACATTAAAGGCCATGCGTGGGAATCGCATATATTACCCGCGTTGAACACAGTTAATCCTACACGCCCACATTATCGGGCGTTTTGTTGGTTGCTTGGCGTACCTGACGGATTAAACCATTATTATAAAATGGCTAAGTATGCAGAGAACAGCGGCGATAAAGAGTGGGGTTTATTCCATTGGAAATCGTCAGAGATATTGCCTAAAGACGTTATAGACTCAGCAAAAAGACAAATGAGCAAGCAACAGTTTCAACAAGAATTTGAAGCAAGCTTTGAAACAGCAACAGGTAGAATATACAGCGACTACTCAAACGACAACCATACCACTGCGACTATTGAGCCGCATGAACAGCTATTATGGATGCACGATCAAAACTACACCCCTTTATCCAGTTCTGTTGCTGTAATGCGGAATAGTGATGTTTTAATACTGGATGAAATAGTTTTAATTTCAGCAGTCAGCAGGCAGTCAGCTCTTGAATTTATAGATAAGTTTAAAGACCACAATAATAAGAACGTTATTATATACGGCGATCCAGCTGGTCGAGCAGGCGAAAAGCACGGCCAAGAGTCTGCCTATACTTCAATGGAAGACGAATTAAGAAAGGCAGGCTGGAAGTTTGAACGCAGGGTTAAGTCAAAACACCCAGCGATTAAGGATAGACAGAACGCCGTTAGAGCCAAGATTAAAACAACCAGCGGTGAGATTGGCCTATACGTTAATCCCAAGACCGCACCGTGGAGTAATGAGGGTCTTTCTACTGTACAGCTTAAAGACGGCTCTACGTTCTTAGAAGATGAATCAAACGAATACCAGCACATTACCACGGCTATAGGGTATTTTATAGCATACGAATTCCCAGTACGTAAGCCCATTTTATCAATCCCAGTCCACTTCGCAATATAAGGTTTAAAATTATGCCCGTTAACTACCAACAACCAGAGTTTATCTTATCTATACCAATTGTGAAGAAATGCCGCGATTCAGTAGCAGGCTCTCAAGCAATCAAGGGA